ACGCAGGATGTTCTCATCAATACGGCTGCTCCGACGAACGCAGTGATTGTCGTAACGGCAATCGTTGCCAACATCGGTGTGACCATCTAACTGGTGGGGGCGAAAGCCCCCATTCTTTTGAGGAGAACCTCCTATGGGACTGTATACTGGTGTAGCGCTTGATAACGTCACCATCAACAGTGGCACGATTCGGGCAAACACGCTGACTGTTAGCGGTAACGCGCCCGTTACCAAGACGGCTAGCTTCACGGTTGGCGCAAACGAAAGCCACATTATCTGTAACGGCGCTGGTTCGATCACGGTCACTCTTCCTACTGCGGCATCTAACGTAGGGCGAGTCATCTTCATCAAGACCATTGCTGCGCAGACCGTTGTGTCTGCTTCGTCCAACGTACAACCAGCAAACTCTGCTACGGCGGGCACGGCGATTCTTGCCGCGACTGCTGGTGCTTGGGCTATGCTGGTCTGCAATGGCACGAACTGGGTGATTATGGCATCCTAACGGAGCGGGGGCTTCGGCCCCCTAACCTTAACTGACAGGGTAGACCATGCGATATCTTCGCAATAAGAAAGACGGATTCATCTATGAGTGGCATGAGATTCTTGCCGCTAACCCCCTATGTGAGGAAGTGACGGAGGAACAAGCGTTCCCCGAGCGCTTCGTCAAGCCTGAGGTTGTAGAGGAAGTTAAGAAGGCTCGTATCAAGCGTAAAGGTGCGCTTGATATGTCCACCGAACTTCCTGCAGAACCTGATACGACTATGCCTGAACTGGCTGCTGAAGCTGCTAGAGGTCTGCCGTAATGACTCCGCAAGACGTTATCACTGAAGTACGACGTATGGTGAATGATACCCGTGCGCCGTATCGGTACAGTGATACTGTCTTGTTTGGGTTTGTTAACCAGACGCTTCTACGGATGGCGACGCTACGTCCTGATATCTTCTCGGTCATGGACGAGTTCACCACGACGCCGGATACTGTACTGCAAGATTGCCCAGCGGATTCTGTACGGCTAGTAGAGATTTTCGGTGTCGTAGGTGGAGATGCCCTTATAGAGGTATCCCGCGACACAATGGATCAGTCGTATCCAGCATGGCGCACGGAAGCATCTGGGATACCTGTAAACTTCATGCGCCATGTGCGCAACGCAAACAAGTATTTCCTGTATCCCGCGCCCATAGCCGGAATAACGCTGTCTGCGGAATACATCCAGACCCCGCCGACGTATGCAATTGGGGATACCATAACTGCTCCTAGCGATTCGTATCTCCCCATAATCGTTGACGGCACGATCTTCCTAGCCGAATCGATTGATGATGAACACGTATCCAGTGGGCGAGCAAAACTCTTTCTGGATTCGTTTGTTCAGGCACTTGGCGTTGGGCTTCAGTCGCGTGCGGTTACGGATTTTGAATCTGCTGGACTTCCGTACGCGAACGGCGGGCGAGTAACCAACCCGCGTACTGATGGAGTGGTGTGATGGTAGCGCGTACTTTCGCCTCACTTGTCCCTAAGGTAAGCCCAATTGTTCCGGGCTGTCCGACACCTACGCTGATTCAGTACATCCGAGATGCAGCTATCCGAGTATGTGAGCGCACACTTACATGGCGCTATCAGGTGCCGCTCTTTAATTTGCTACCCGGCGTGCATGAATATGCGTACGCAGTACCGGTCGATACTCAATGCCACGCGGTCTTTTCCGCACTTCTGAATGACCGCCCTTTAGAGATCCTCACGCTTGAGCAGGCGATTGAGAAATATCCTAAGTGGGTAGACCTCTATAGCGGGGAGTCACCTGAGACTGTTTGGAGTCTGACCCCAGCAACTCCGTATAACACCGCGCAGTTTAACGAGTCGCAATTCAACCCGGCTGAAGAGTATGTATTGCCAGAAGCAATCATTGCAGATGGCAGTGAGCCTAGGTCGCTGTGTCAATTGACCCCTAACAGGTACATCCTCTTACCACTCCCCGACGACGCTACTTACCAGATGCGCATGTTTGTGGCGCTGAAGCCAACAAGAACTGCATCTGGGATGGACAACGAGCCGTTTGATGAGCTAGAGGATGCTATAACGCATGGAGCACTGCAGCAGTTACTACTGATCCCTAACTCAGCATGGACAGATAAAGAATTGGCTGTGTATCACGCACGTCAGTATCTGTTTCACCTCACCGAACGTAGAGCTAGAGCTAACATAGGCGCGGCTCGCGGAACTATGCGTGTTAAGTTTCCCTCATTTGGTGCGTAATTATGGTTCAGTTAGCGACAAACAATGCTTACGCGCTCATACCGGCTGCTGTAACAAGCATTGACACGTCTATTACCGTAGAATCAGGTAAGGGAGCTTTGTTTCCTGTTCTTGGAACGGGTGATTACTTCTACGTCACTCTCGTAGATGTATCTGGTAACCACGAGATTGTTAAAGCGACTGCACGCGCAGGTGATGTCCTTACAGTCGACCGTGCCCAACAAGGCACACTTGCGATTCCGTTTCCCGCTAACAGCCGCATTGAGCTTCGTGTAACTGCGGCCAACATTGTTAGTGGCGGCGCTGGTGGGGCTGTCGATGCGGCTGATGTAACCTATACCCCACTCGTCCTTGCAGATTGGACAGACGGAATTGACCCCGGTCAGGTAGACGACGCATTGGATGAGTTGGCTTACCGTGTTAAGGGCTTGGAAACCCTGTACCCCGAAGCAATTGTCATTGCGTGCAGTGATGAGATAACTCCGCTTACGACAGGGGTTGCCAAGGTTACGTTCCGAATGCCGTTTGCAATGACGCTTCTTGAGGTTAGAGCAAGTCTTTCAACAGCGCAGTCTGGCGGGTCGATCTTCACGGTAGATATCAACAAGACAGGCACATCTATTCTCTCCACCAAGTTGACTATCGATAACACCGAAAAGACCAGCATGACGGCTGCTACACCTCCTGTTATTAGCGACTCTTCGCTAACCGATAACGCAGAGGTCACTATCGACATTGACCAAGTTGGCGTGGAGACCTCAGCTACGGGTTTAAAGGTAACACTGATCGGCACCAGAACATGAGTGTTCTGATCAACCCCTACTCGGTCTCTCCCTCTGCCGTTGTTGTGACGGCAAGAGCGTTCCGTATTCAAATAACGCAGCGAAGCAACGGTTCCGGTGGCGGCACAACTGCGTCAGGTTATATGAACCTTCGCCTTGGCCTTGCGGCTGTTGTTGGCGGGCCAAACATCTGCTGCACCGCCACTGACGTGATAGTTTCGGGGGCGTCTGGCGTAACCAGCAGTTCACTTGGGACTTTGGGCGGAAACTATGCTTGGACAGACCTCCGTGGCGATTCTGGGTCTGCAACGTACTGGTCTACAGACCCACAGGCGGCTCCTTGGTGGGCGTACATAGATTTTGGTGCTGGAAATACCAAGTCTATATCGCAGTTTTATATTGTGCCGACCAACACCGGAGCAACCACTCGCACCCCGTATGAGTTTTATTTCCAAACATCATCAGATGCTGTTAACTGGACAAACGTCAAATATGTAACAGGCGTTACTGGATGGGTTTTAAATACAGAGAAAGCTTGGGTTTTCTGAAGACGCAACGGCGCTTACACAACTATCGGTCTTCACATACTGAGAATCCACAATGAGCTATAGCGGCGAAGAACGACGGCACGGCAGAATGATAGAGCGCGCTGAGATAGAAGAAGCTGTCTCATGTGCAGTCAAAAAAGTCTTTGCTATACTGGGCGTAGACATTGACAAACCCGAATCTGTGGAGTCGTTTAGAGAAGACCTTAGGTTTGGGCGGCGTATGCGGCAAGCAGCTAACCACAGCTTCCTAGCCTTTGTTGGTGTACTGACTGTTGGTATAGTATCTGCCATGTGGTTTGGTCTACAGCATTATATACAGGGCGGTAAATAGCCATGCCGATTAACCTTACAGGCACGCAGATTTCGTCCACGTATGGGCAGTTATTGCATGTATCGGACGGCCCCACATCTACGTCCAAGACGGTCTATAGCGGCACTGGTACGGCCACAGCGCTCAAAGTAGCTACCACCCATGTAGACGTTGATGATCTCCGTCTTGACGGTACTACCCTCTCTACCACCACGACGAACGGCAACCTGAACCTTGCCCCCAACGGCACTGGGTCTGTAGTCATTGGAAAGGCACAGATAACTGGCGGCACGCTAACCGGTATCACTGACATAGCGATCGCTGACGGGGGAACCGGCGCGTCTACGGCTGCAGATGCTAGAACAAACCTCGGTCTTGGCACGATGGCTACTCAGTCTGCCTCGGCAGTTGCCATCACTGGCGGCACCGTTTCTGGCGTCACATTCAGTGGTTCGTTTAGTGGTATGACGCTAGTCGAAGCTACGACACTGGCTACATCTAACGCTACTGCCGGATGTAACCTGAGTGGGGCTACGCTGGCTGCTGATGGAACAGACACCGACATTG